ATTCTGATGGAACTAATGTTGTAAAAGCAGGTGAACTTAGAAAATGGAGAGCAGTTTCAGCAGCAGAAACAGTTCAAGCTGGAGCTCAACTTTTAGTAAATACAAATAGTGGAGCAGTTACAGTAACATTACCAGCTTCTCCAAGTGCAGGTGATGAAGTTTCATTTATAGATCAAGGATATGATTTTAATACTAACGCATTGACTGTTGGTAGAAATAGTTCAAATATAGCTAATGCAGCTGCGGATTTAGTTGTTAATACACAAGGTGCTGGCTTTAGTTTAGTTTATTCGGGAGACGCTACTACTGGCTGGACATATAGGGAGAAATAATAAATGTCTAATTACGAGGCCACAAAATACGATTTTGATGGAGCTAGCCTTTCAGGTGTTCAAGGAATTGCAACGGCAACTATTATGCCATGGTCTTCTTCGTCAGTACCGTCTGGATTTTTAGAATGTAATGGTGCAAATGTTTCAAGATCAACTTATTCTGATTTATTTGCAGTAATAGGTACAACTTACGGCGCAGGTGATGGTTCAAGCACTTTTGGTCTACCAAATTTACAAGATAATATACCTGTTGGAAAATCTGGTACTAAATCTTTAGCGTCAACTGGTGGAGCAAACACTGTAGCCTCAACTGGAAACGTAGCAGGCTCTACAGCCAATGCAACTTTATCAACAGCGCAACTTGCTTCTCATAGTCATGGAGTTACAGGTGCGCGTTTTACTGGAAATAATAACGTTAAAGGAGCTCAAACACAGCAAATTAATGTTAACACACAAAGTACAGGATCTGGACAAGGTCATTCACATAATATGTCTGCGACCTTTACAGGAGATGCAACATCTGTTATACAACCTTATTTAACAATAATTTATATTATAAAAACTTAAAGGAGAAAAAATGGCAACTAACGCAAATTGGACAGTAGTATTTGATGATAAAATAATTATTAAAAATTACTCAGAAGGTGCTAATGAAGGTGTAGGGCACAAAATCAACAATGATTCTTTTTGGAACGATTCTAAATGGTCAAATATTTGGGCAATTCAATATGTTTCAGGTAATGAAGATTATAGTGATAGTGTAGAATATAGAGATAATACAGCTCACACTTCATGGACGGCAGCTAACTTAGGAGATTTTAAAACTCAATTTATTGATAAATGGGACGCAGCTCATTTATCTGAATTACAATCTAATTGGGATGAAGATAATGCTGAGAGTGAAACTGAATCTGAAAAAATTACTAGATTAGGTGCAAGACCTACGTCTTATTCCTCATAGGAGAATAAATGGCAAATTATGAAGCTACAAGATATGATTACGACGGTGGTAATATCACCGGACTTGTAGGAATTCCAACGGCAACTATTATACCGTGGTCTTCTTCTTCAGTGCCAACAGGTTACTTAGAATGTAATGGTGCGAATGTTTCAAGATCAACTTACGCAACTTTATTTGCAGAAATAGGAACTACTTACGGTGCGGGAGATGGATCAAGTACTTTTGGTTTACCAAATTTACAAGACAACGTAGCACTTGGAAAATCTGGTACTAAAGCTTTAGCATCAACTGGAGGTGCAAACGCAACTGCAAACTCTGGAAATGTTGGTGGATCAACAGCTAATGCAACTTTATCAACAGCGCAACTTGCTTCTCACTCTCATGGTGGATTTCAACTTGGTCTGGCAGATTCCATGTCTACTCAATATTGGCAAAGATTTAGTCAACAACAAAGATCTCCTTCTAGCAATAGCACTGGTTCTGGACAAGGTCACTCTCATAACATGAGTGCTACTTTTACAGGTGATTCAACGTCTGTTGTACAACCTTATTTAACAATAATTTATATTATAAAAACTTAGGGAGAAATGAACTGTGTCTAATTACGAAGCAACTAAATACGATTTCGACGCCGCAAATCTTACAGGCATTGAATTAATTCCTACTGCAACTATAGTGCCTTGGACTGCTGCTTCTATTCCAACAGGTTTCTTAGAGTGTAATGGTGCAAATGTTTCAAGATCAACTTACGCAACTTTATTTGCAGAAATAGGAACTACTTACGGTTCAGGCGATGGTTCAAGTACTTTTGGTTTACCAGATTTACAAGATAAATGTTGTATTTCAAAATCTGGTACTAAAGCTTTAGGATCAACTGGAGGCGCAAACACTGTAACCGCAACTGGAAATGTTGGTGGTTCTACAGCCAATGCAACATTATCTACGGCTCAACTTGCTTCTCACTCTCATGGATTAGGATCTGGAGGTGGTACACCTGGAGGTGGTAATAACGCTTTAGGATCTGCTCAATCAGGAATAGCTAATAGTAATTTATCAAGCACAGGATCTGGACAAGGTCACTCTCACAACATGAGTGCAAACTTTTCTGGTGATGCAACTTCAGTTTTACAACCTTATTTAACATTAATTTATATTATAAAAACGTAATTTAATGAAGCCACGCTACTATACTATAGCGTGTCCCTTTTTTAATTGGTGATATACCATGTGGATACATAAAATTACTTGGAAAAAATACGATAGATCCTTTATTTAATTTTAATCTTTTTATTTCTTTTTTCTGTTGATCTGTGAAAACTAAATCACCTCCTTCATAATCATTATTAAGGTTAATAATAACGCTAATTTGTCTTGGCCATTTCCACGAATCATCTGTATGAACATTGTATTTTCCTCCAGGTGGATACTTAAGTATATCTATTTGATTTATTTTTTTACTATCTACAAATGGAAATTTGACTTTGTAAAACATGTAAAGTCTTTCAATTTCTAATTTTATTAAATTAAAATAAAAAATATCAGTTTTATTATTAGATTTTAAAGTGTGTCCTTTAACGTTTCTTATATTAGTGTTTACACCCTCTTCGACTGTTAAATTTTTATTAGCTCTATTATCTATGAAAGGAATTATTTTTTTTATTAATTCAGGTTTTATGACTTTTTTTATTTCAACAATATATTCAGTATGATCCATTTTACCTTAACATCATCCAAGAAGTTAAAATATATTTTTCTCCAGATAAAGGAGGATTACCTCTATGTAGATATGGAAATCCAGCGGGCCAAATAACTATTCTTCCTTTTTTTGGTTTTACTCTTTTTGAAAAATGTAAAAATTCTGTTTCTCCACCCTCTTCAACATCATTTAAGTATATACTAAAAACAAAAGCTCTAGGTTCATTATCAAATCCTTTACCATGTTCAATATGCCAAACGTGATAACCTTCCGTAGGTAAGGTTTTTTGAATTTTTAAAGAAGTAAAATAAAAAGGAACTCCATAAGCATCATCAGCTCCTACATTTTTAACATAATGATTCCAAGCTAAATCAAAATTTAACATCATTGTTTTTAACTCTTCCCACCATACATTCATATTATTTGGTGCTGCAAAGTATTGTTGATCTTGTTTTTGTAAAACAGATGCTTTTTCAAAACCTATTCTATTAATAGTATTATTAAATTTATTTTGATCTTCAAATAATTTAATGGCTTTATCACATTCCTCTGAAAGAATGTAATTATCATAAATTCCTATAAAATTATCTATATTAACTGTTTTATCTTTCATTTAATTTTTTTTTATAGTCAAAATGTTTATGTGGAGAAATATTGAATATTAAACTATATCTGTTTTTTTCTTCTTGAGATGTATCAAATCCATGTAGTATGTGAGGTGGAAATATATAATAATCTCCTGGTTCAGGATTTATTTTTAAATTTAATTCAGGAAGTATTAAATCACATCCTTTTGTTAAATATAAGATTCCATGAAGAGAAGGGTGAATATGATAATCTAAACTATCTCCTTTTTTTATTTCATTGCCCCAAGCATTTTCAATAGTATTTTTTTCTAAAAAATGTTCAAATATGTCAGCATGAGTTGTTTGATGTTTATTAATAAGAAAAGTCATAAAATTAATAAAATTAGATTTATTTACAAAATAATTCCAATCCGTCATTCCACCTTTTACGTTTGTATAATTTTCCATTTTTGGATTTAAATTATTTTTTACATCCATCATAAAATTATGAATAAGATCAGGGTAAGGATAATGTCCAAATATAATATTTACTGTTCTTGGATAAGTAATAAATAAAGAATTTTTTTCTTCTGCTAATGGGTTATTTTTATTAAATAAACTAATCATTTTGCGACTTTCATTCTCTGTAAAACTAATATATAAAGCACTATATGCTACAAAAATTAAATTTCAAGCCTGGTTTTAACAAGATGGTCACAGATTCAGGAGCTGAATCTCAATGGGTAGATGGTGATTTTGTTAGATTTAGATATGGATTACCTGAAAAAATAGGTGGTTGGAATCAATTATCTATTGCAGGTGAAACTTTACCTGGAGCAGCACGTGCTCAACACACCTGGACATCTTTAGCTGGTGAAAGATATGCAGCTATTGGAACTTCACAAGGTTTATTTTTATATTACGGAGAACAGTTTTTTGACATTACACCATTAGATACAGCTATTACAGGATGCACATTAACAACTGTTAATGGCTCAAATGTTTTACAAGTTAATAAAGGCTCTCATGGTCTAGAAGTTGGAAGATATGTAACTTTATCTGGCGTAACTGTTACAGGTGCATCAGATTTTACAACAGCAGAATTAGAAAAAGCTTATGAAATTTTAACAGTTGCAACAGTAGATAAATTTACTGTGCAAGCTGTAAGAGCTGAAGGAGGAACAGGTATGACTGCAGCAGGTGCTGCAACTGTTAATCCTTATGTTCAAGTAGGTCCTATTTTTCAAACCGTAGGTTATGGTTGGGGCACATCTTCTTGGGGAAATGAAACTTGGGGTACAGAAAGAGCTACAAGTTCTGTAGTCCTGGATCCAGGAAACTGGAGTCTTGATAACTATGGACAAGTTCTTGTTGCAACAATTAGAGATGGAGAAACTTTTACTTGGAATGCAGGAGCATCAGGTGCAAGAACAATTAGAGCATCTAAATCTACATCTGGTTCTTCAACTTCAGCTAACCCAACTGCATCAAGATTAACCCAAGTATCTGATAGAGATAGACACTTATTTCATTTTGGAACGGAAACAACTATTGGAGATCCTACGACTCAAGATCCAATGTTTATAAGATTTTCAAATCAAGAAGACTTAAATGATTATACACCAACTGCAGTTAATACTGCAGGTACATTTAGATTAGATAAAGGAAATAGAATTGTTGGAGCAGTATCTGGTAAAGATTATACTTTAGTATTAACCGATAACTCTGCTTATGTAATTCAATTTGTTGGTCCACCATTTACATTTAGTGTAAGACAAGTTGGTACTAACTGTGGATTGATTGGTCAACACGCATTAAGTTATTCTGATGGTAAAGTATTTTGGATGTCAGGTGAAGGTGGATTTTTTGTATTTGATGGTACAGTTAAATCATTACCATGTTTAGTTGAAGACTTTGTTTTTACAACAACTTCAAATAATTTAGGAATAAATTATAATGCAATAGACATAGTTTATGCAGAACACAATACTCTTTATGGTGAAGTAAATTGGTTTTATCCAAAATCAGGATCAGAACAAATTGATAGATGTGTTACATATAACTATGGGGAAAATGTTTGGACAACTTCATCATTAGCTAGAACTTCATATGTTGATACCGGAGTATTTGATGTGCCATATGCCACTGAATATAATAAAACATCACTACCTGTATTTGAAGATATTTTAGGTATTACAAATAAATATGGAGCTAGTATTTACTATGCTCATGAAGTTGGAACTGACCAAGTTAATAGCTCAGGCACAACTTCTATTAATGCGTTTATTGAATCCGGAGATTTTGATATTACAGCAGCTAGAACCCGACAAGGTCAAACAACAGGTATGGTTGATTACAGAGGAGATGGAGAGTTTTTTATGTCTGTAAAAAGATTTATACCTGATTTTAAAGTTCTTACAGGTAATTCAAAAATTACGTTACTATTAAATGACTATCCAAATAATACTGCATCTAGCTCACCTCTTGGCCCATTTACAATAACATCGTCTACTGATAAGGTAGACACTAGAGCAAGAGGAAGATTACTATCAATTAAAATAGAAAATGATGGTACTGGTGAAACTTGGAGGTATGGAACTTTGAGAGTAGATGCTCAACCAGACGGAAGAAGATAATGGCAAAAGTAGTAGTTAGTATACCAGAACCAAAACAAGAATATGAAGTTTCTAATCAAAGACAAATTTTAGAAGCTCTTGACACTTTAAAAAATCAACTTAACTTCTCTTTTCAACAAGATTTAAAAAATGAAGAAGATCAAAAGGAGTGGTTTTTAGGTGGCTAATTTTTTCAAAAGCGAAACGTTTAATTTAACAACAACCAATTTAACAACAGCATTAACTATTACT